CAATAACATAAGGTGTTCCAGCCGCATAAGTAGTAGAAGCGGATGTTACTCCTGTTATAGCCGTATCGCTAGTTATAGCACCAATATCAATCCATTCACTTACAAGCGTTGGGTCAGTTGAGCCAATTCCAAGTCTAGACCCAACAGACATTCTATCAGTACTCCACGCAGTACCAGAACCAACAACTGTTGTCCCAGTAACACCAATAGTACCAGTTGTATATAATTCTCTAGCAACTCTAAAACCTCTTATTGTATGACCAACAGTTGCAGCTGGGTAAGTTAATGTACAAAAACCTTTCCAATTAAATTCAGATGTCTCTTTATTATATTCATACATTATAATTTTTCTAGTGGCAGCGGCTGTTGAATTTTCAGCCAAAAAACACCAATCAATTGTGTCTGAAAAAGTAATTACATGTGGATAAAACCCTGCAATAGCTGTTGATTGTTCCATTGGTCTAGCCATACCAATCTTAGCTGGACCAGCAAAAATATCCTCATTTGTTGCCCCAGAGTATTGTTTAATATTTGTACCTAAATTAGTTACAGATGAGTTATAGTTTGTTATACCTGTTGTAGGTCCATTAAATCTAAAATTTATTCCTTTTATTGCCATTTTTTTTAAGTTTTTATAACCTTAACTATTAAGTTTATTCTTGAAACAGTACTAGCACTTATTACATTAAATGCTATTATATCATTTATAAATATTCCAGTAGTCCAAGTTGTTAATGAATTATCTGAATTTAATTGCTGATTTGTTAAACTAGGTATTTCACTACCTGTTATTGTATTAGCAGATGTTGGTACTGATGTGCTTTTCCAAATATCTACAGCACAACTACCACTTGTATTCCCTATAATGTCGTAGCCTGTTATTGTAGCATTATATGGTATAACAGCATAACCTTTAACACCAGTGGTTATAACTGAACCAGCACCATCTATTGTAATACCAAAAGAACCAGTAACAATAGGTAAATTTAAATAAGTTGTTGCACTAACTGTTGATATAGAAGCTGTACCAGTAACAGTAATGTTACCATTACCATAAAATGTAGTTGCACTTATGGTTGTTGCGGAAATACTTGGTCCGTATAATGGACCAGTCATAGTATCACCAGTTCTAGCCACTCTATCCCATCCTATTGGTAGAATAGTGTTAGCTGTTGTACCAGAGGCATATAGAATAACATCTGCTGTATTAAGTGCTAATTCACCAAGTAATAAATCACCAGCTGTTGGAATCTTCCCTGGTGTGTTTGAGCGTTTAATTAAAAACGTGTTTTTTCTATTTGCCATTATTTAACGGTCTTATGTCTAAAATCTCTATAAAGAGTTATGTAAATCAGTTATATAACCAATATTAAATAAATATCATGATTCTGACTTAAATTTCCATATAAAACCACCAGCTGATTTATATTTTGGTTTATTATTACAAACACTACCAACGTTGCCAATATTAAACCCATCTTCAGCTACTTGCGTTAAATAATCGTATTCTTTAATAAAGATACCGTCTTTTGTGTATTGTTGAACAGGTTTACGTTGAATACTTGCTTTACCCCACATTGGATTTTTATCCCCAGCTTGTCTATCACCTTTACCATAAGCTGGGTTGTTTTCACCTTCATTTGCTTTTCGAATTTTTTCTTTAACTTCATCTGGATGTTTTCTACCAGTTTGTGATAGTCGCATGTTTTCTTTTATTAAATCAGCCTTTTCTTTCCCAACCCTTTCTTCTAACGAAATACCTTTTTTTCTTTTTAGATGCTTCATCTTTTTGCTCTTGTGACCATTTATTACCATAATTAGGATTATCCGCACCAATCATTGATTTACTTTGTTTTACTCTTGTATAATCTGACCACTTCATAGATAATGGGTCTTTAAAATTATAATTTAAGTCAGAATTAATTCCACCATATTCATTTATCCAATGAATTTCTCTATTATCTAAGTCTTCAGTTTCTTCAATACACTCAAATATAAAATTATCTTTTCCATATTTGTTGAATGCTCTTTGTAAATGTTCGTTATGATGTTCATTTCGGTTAAGATGATAGAAATGTTCTCGCTCACGTTCATTAAGTCTATCTGATTGCCCAATATAAACCTTTTTGTTTATTAAATTTGTTATTTTGTAGATACCTTTCATTTGTTTTTACTTTAAATTTATGTTATATTAAAAAAGGATGGGTTAACCCATCCTTTTTTAAATATAATAAAAAATTTTATAAAGTCAATACCTTCCTCGGTCTAGTAAAGACCACCATCGAGAACGTCAAATTCAGCCAATACTCTAACCCCAGTTATTGAACCAGCTGAACCATCATCGGTGATATCAGTACTTCTAATAACGATGTCATTAAGTTGGGTAATCCAACCCCTATTTGAGTAACCTGTAGTTCCAGTATATTCAGATACATTAGGGACATTAGACGCTGTTAAACCAGTAAGATTTTGCATTCTAATGATATCAAATTCAACACTAGAACCAGAAATACCAGAACCATCTTGGATAGTTAAACCAGCATTAATTGAACTAACAGTTGTACTACCTGTAGGGTTATAGTTAAAGATAACATTAGGGTCTTCAACATATAATTGTGTTGTAAAGGCAGAAACAGACGAACCAAATACGGTTAAATCACCTTGAACCACAACATTACCAGCGGCATTAATATTCTCAACAGCTAGTGTATTTGTAGTTTCATTGTATTCAAAACCAGATTCATCGGTTAATAAACCACCTGTACCAACATAGACAACCCTACCAGATGTTAAATTAGAAACAGTTAAACCAGAAACCGTGTTAAACTGAGCAGTTAAATCAGCTTGACCTTGATTTTGTTTAATAGTAAATGTATTATTAGCTGGATTATACGTATAACCAGTCACGTATGTGTCTGTTGACGTTAAACCAGTAATAGTGACCGCAGAAGCGTTATGTCTGTTTAAAGTAAGTGTACCAGCACTGTAAGTACCACCAGAAACATAAATGTCATTAGCTGCCGTGTAAGCAGTTAATGAACCATAATTAACGATTTCGTTAGGGTTTGTACCACTTGGTGTTGTATTATATAAACCAGTACCAGTGATTGTTAAATTATTAACGGTCTCAGTACCAGTTACTGATAAATCACCATTGATAGTAAGACCAGTCATTGTGTTAATTAAAACACTTAGTGTAGGTCCACTTACGTTTTGTGTTATTGTTACAACGTTATTTGAATACGTAAACCCAGTAGGGTACGTATCAACACCAACAATTGATGATATGTTCGCTAAAACGAAGCCATTCGTTGTACCAGATAAGAATTTACCAGAAAGACCAGCACCAGAAATACCTTCATATTTAGTAATTCTATTTCTAAGTCTTAAGTCATAAAGATTAGAACCAACTTCAAAAAAGTTAGCAGTTGTACCTGTACCAGCTGGTGTCCATTCGTTTGTTGATGTCGTAACACCAGAGAAATACATGATACCATCCGCTGTATTAACAATCGGTTCACCTTTCAATAAACTAGAAGGTAACGGTCTGTTTACAATATCACTATTCTTTAATACGTGGGTTGTTGTTCTATTAGCCATTTGTTTTGTTTTTTATATAAATATTATCTATTCTTAATATGTTCCACCCAAAAGCGTGTCATTTTGGATAATTGAGTTATTTGCCGTTATTTGTCTTGTATTACCACTACTGTCAACACCTAAATCAAGCATGGCTGTTGTTACGCTAGTGGTTGCAGTCCAATAAGTTGACGTTCCACTTACGGTATTAACATCCCTAAATCTTCTAGCCGTAGAACCTAAATCTATAGTTGCATCAGTTAACGGAACAATGTTTGTATTGAAAATCGTTTCACCACTGTTTGTAATGTCAATCTGGGCATCACCATCACAACTAATAATAAGATTCGTATAAACCGCTGTACAAGCACTAATGACAGGTGCTGTCGAACCACTAAGTAAAACTAGTGGTTCAATGATAAACGTTTGGTTAATATCTGAAGAATTCCCTTGACAACTCATTATGATGTACTTCCAATTAATTTAAACGACCCAGTAGTTAGGTAGCTTTTATATATTTTTATTGTAACAACATCATTGGCGTGTATCATAATGGGAGTACTCAATATAGTACCATCAAATACACCAGTGTTGTTAATACTAATAACGATTCTAGTAATATTTTCAATATCAATTAATTGGGTAAAATTAATATCGTATTGAGCGTTAAATGAAAACTCTGGCTCACTCTTAGGTTTAAATATGAAACTATATGTTGCAACATTACCTTTATTCAATGGTTCAATCGTTAATTTTGCTGATAATAATTTTTCCTCCACCTCAAAAGCAGCGATTGCTCTATTAATTGTCGGTACTACTTCAAAATCTTCTTCATCCAATAAGTAACCTAACAGTTTCATTTCAAATAAAGAAACATAAAAACGTCTGTTTTGGAAGTCATCAATGTTCGATTCGTCACCTATGGTTTCTAAGTGAAGTGGCATAGGGTGACCGTTTGGTGTTATATAGCATTGTCTTGATTGAAATGCTCTCTGAACCTTTCTATTGAACTTATTAAGGTCTTTCATCCTATTGGTGAATAATCTAACCTCATAAGTCATATCTACAGGGGTAGGTTGTGGTACCTTATATAGGTCAATACCCTTTCTGATACCATCCCAAGTAGGTACTTTATAGTAAACATAGGTACGGTCACCTGGTATGTTCCATAAACCAGCTTGATTTTGACCTTGTTGGATGTCTGGTTTACGTACTACAGTGATAAAAGGTAGCTTAATGTTCTTATATTCGTCTGAAAACTCCCAAGTTTTAGTAAATTCTGTCCATCTTTGGATGGTTAAGAAGATAACTGGAACCTTTTTACCGTCAATTGTTAATGAAACACGCTTATCGGTGTTCATAAAATTGATGAATTCTTGGTCCATATCCTCTTCTAAGACACCTTTAGGTAAAAAAGTACCCTTATCGGCAATCCCATCAAGCCATTCTTGGCGTTTTTCTGGGCCGATTTTACCATTAACGATGTTAATGTTGGTCATATATCCTTTAGGCATTGGCATAATTACATCTCTTTATATTTCCATAAATATCCACCAGCACTTTTTCTATCTCCTCTTAAAACAGCGTTTATGTGTTTATATATTTTTTTTACATCATTAACCGATAACCACTCTTTAATTAAATGATTATTTTTGTCAAATTGTAAAATAGATTTAGGTGTTTGTTTTTTATGTTTATCACTAATTATTTTTATTTCTTCTAACGATAATGAATCATAAGAATATCTCCATATAAAACCACCAGCTGATGGTCTTTTTCGTTTAACAACTAAATCTACATTATCTAACTTTAATTCAGTCTTAATTAAATTAACTGACTCCCATTCTTTTATAAATTCACCGTTTAACGAATATTGTTTAACTGAACCTTTAATAGCTTTTTTAATAATTTGATTAAAATTTTTAGGCACTTTACCTTTTTTAGTGTTAGACATTTTTATCTTTGTATTTTCAGATACAACTCTTCCATAATTACCTTCACCACCATTAGTCATGTTTTTTAAATTAAATCCCCACGTTCTAAACTGGCTAATCCAATATTGTTCCCAAAACGACCATTCATTAATTGGCACTACATCTATAACATCAATTTTTGGTTTCGATTCATTATTTAATAATGATTTAATCCAAGCATCACGTTTATTTAATTTAGTCTTATTTGTTGCATCAAATATATGACGATATAGGCGTTGATTCAGATTATTAGTTTTACCAATATATTTGATACCATCACTATCCTCTAAACAATATATTATTATTGATTCATTCATGTAAATAAATATCATCAAAAACCACGAAACTCCGACTCATCAACTGGAGCACATTCTATACTTCTAAAAGCACCTTTATACCCCATAATTGTATGTTTATTATCAAAATTCTTCACTCCATCATTAACAACGCTGAAAAAACGTATCTCATTTTCAGTAACTGGATACCCAATATAGTCACCATAATTAAGTGAAGTCTTCAATTCAGCTAATTGTTGGTCATATATACCAAATTTTAACTTACCGTCTTGAAGATATCTAGCCCCACCGTCTTTGTTATATGATTTATTCTCAGGTTCATCCATAATAGGTATAACCTTAAGTTCTACAGGTGGGAAAAATCTAATACCATCCTTAGTTGCTTCCCCATATAATTCATCATACTCAGTTGTTTGACGGTCTACTCGATATAGGATTACTGTGAAGTTTCCATCACCTTCTATGGCTTCTCTACCTAACTCAACTTCTAACTTAAAATCTTCCTCGCTAAACCATTTATTTATCCTAGTTATAGGTGTAATCTTCTTATTCTCCATTTTTATAAACAAATTTTAAGCCTTTAGTAGTTTTATATTTACCACTTAATACTAAAGAAATACCTGATTGTTTAATACCTAACTCTTTAGCTGCTAGATTAACTCCAGCGTATTCTCTAATAACGTTATTGTTATCATCTATTAATAATATTGGTTTTCTAGTTTTAGATAATGTCTCATTACTGTGTTGTTTACCAAAAAAATGGTTTTTAACTCCTTTATGGGATTCACTCATTTTATGTTTTGTCTGTTCAGATAATTTAACCCCAATTTTTTTAGATTTAATTTTTTGTTTGGTTTCCTCACTTAAAGAATTTCTTTTAATTTTTTTTTGTGATTCACTCATTTTCTTTTTCACCACATCATTAATTTTTTTACCTTTATGTGATTCACTTAAGTTTTTTTTATGTTCATCACTAAACAAATATTTTTTCTTTTTTTCTGAAATTTTATTTTTACTTTCTTTTTTGTGTTTTCTATTTAACATAGTACCATTTGTACCACCATATGAAATATTATAACCAATTTTTTTATTTGTTGAATTGTAAAGACAAATATATATTTGTTCATTTTCATTTAGCTCATGTTGACTTTCACAAAATTTTAAAATTTCTTTTTTAAAATTTTCTTTACCATATTTTTTAATCGCCCGTTTTAATAAATCACCAGACCCTAAATAATTTGGGTTATTATTAGAATCTTGTCCAATATAGATTTTACCGTTAATCAAATTTGTTGTTTTATATATTACCATAATTTTGATAGTTTACTATAAATATCATCAAGTTTCTATTTATTCATATAATTGGAGTTATTTTATTAATTTGACACTTATTAATTCTAGTGATTGGTGTGATTTTCTTGTTGTCCATGAGTTTTTATTATAAATATTAATCTTTTTGTTATTAGTTGCTAAACCCTTGATTTTTATCAAAAAATTTATTATATTTAGTAAAAATAACCAGGTACAAACATGTAAAATTTTGCTTAATTTAGACGACATAAAAGGGGTTTCAGCTTTAGCCATGTTAGATGGATATAATGGTATTAATCCATACATCTTAAAAATGAAGCTTGACTACTCAAAAAACAGAAAGCTGGTTTTAACCGAAAATCAAGCTAAATATATATTAGATAATTTTAATAGGGAGCCACAACAACTTAATAGAGTTGTTTCCATCACTAAGTATCTTGGTGATGAACTTCAAAAAAAAGAAAATTTATCATTTACACCAGAAAGAGTTCTTATAGAATTCATGTTGGCCGAAACTGACAAAGCTTACCATATCTACGGAAAGTTAAAAAGAAATCAAGAACAATCTAGGATGTATTTTCTTCCTAAAACACAGGTATTAGATGACCCTTACTTTGAACCAATAAATGTTGAAGTTGATTTTGAAAAATACAACAAGGTTTTAGCTAAACAAGGTAAGAAACTATACCAACATCAAGAAGAAGGTATTAAGTTTTTACTTTCTAGAAATGGTTGTATTCTTGCCGATGATATGGGTCTTGGTAAATCAATACAATCGATTGTAGCGGCTTTAGAGTCTGGTGCTAAGAAAATACTTGTTGTATGTCCTTCATCAGCTAAAATCAACTGGAAACGTGAAATAAACACGTTCTGTAAAGATACGGCTATTGTTGAAGGTAAGAAATGGGAAGAAGCTAAGTTTACTATCATTAACTTTGACATTCTTAAAAACTTTCACACACTTGTTGAAGGTAGGAGACAATTAACTGAAGAAGAAATACTAGCACTTAATAGAACTCTTGCAAATGCTAATTTTGATTTAGCTATTATTGATGAAGCACATAATCTTAAAAACAATGATAGTATCAGGGGTAAGATTATTGCCGAGCTTTCAGTTAAATATAAAATTCCTAAGGTTTGGTTATTGACTGGTACACCAGTGGCTAATAGACCTATGGATTACTTTAATTTATTGAAGATTATTAAGTCTCCACTAACAGAAAATTGGAAACACTTTGCTGTTAGATATTGTGCTGGTAAACAATTCTTCAAAACACTTAAAAGTGGTCAGAAAAAACAAATATGGATTACTGATGGTGCTTCTAATTTAGAAGAATTAGCAAACAAAACTAAAAATATCATATTACGTAGGATGAAAACCGATGTAATGGATATGCCAGATAAGGTTATAACTCCAATGTATTATGAGTTAGATGCTAAGGGTAGAAGACAATATGAGGAATTATGGGAAGAATATCTTGAAAAGAGATTATTGGAAGGTAAGAAAAATGGTAATCTTCAAAAAGACTTAGTTGAATTGGTATTACTTCGTCAGTTTATCGCTGCTCAAGCTATTCCATACACAATCGAAATGGCTGAGAGTGCGATTGAAATGGGTCGTAAGGTTATTATCTTTACTAACTTTAATGAAGAACAAGAGATACTTGCAAGACACTTTGGTAAGATAGCTGTTAGACATAACGGTTCAATGTCTACTAAGGCTAAACAAAACTCTGTTGATGAATTCCAAAATAACCCTAAGATAAAAGTGTTTATTGGTAATGAGAAATCAGCAGGTGTGGCTATTACACTTACTGAAGCAACAGTTGTTATATTTAACTCATTTGATTGGGTAACTGGTAATAATGAACAAGCTGAAGATAGAGCTTATAGAATAGGTCAGAAGAATGATGTTAATATTTATTACCAGTTGTTCATCGACACCATTTCAACTAGAATGTGGGAAGTGTTAAAGAATAAAAAGGATGTGATTGATGTGATATTAAATGGTAAGGTTACTAATAAAGCAGAAGAAACAGAAATATTAATGGAAAAACTATTATCAAATGAATTATAATTTTGTTTTTCTATGTTTATTTCTATTTAAGTTACCCTCATAAATAACACCGTTAATTTCCCTTGTAGTTGCCCACATTGGTCGTAGGTTAGATAAAGCATTGACGACACTTGGTGATGTGTCTAAATCAAAAGTACTAACATCTTTTATGTGGTCAACATGCCAGTCACCATGATTCTGCCAAGACATACCTTCGGTAAATAGTGCTTCAATATGTTGTTTAAATTCAAAAGCTGAGTATCCAAGTAAATCAATTGTTTTCCCTTGTTTTTTACCATTCATTCGCCAAATAGACATCTTAAGCATGCTTCTCCACAAACCAACATGTTTACGGGAGTTTCGATACTCAATGCGTTTATCTTTGTTTACCACATTATAATGGCGTTTGTAAGCGTTTTTACAGACTTTACATTGACTATAATAACCATCACAACCCATTTTATTTTTTGGGAACTCAGATAATGGTTTTTCACATAAACATTTATTACAAGTCTTCACCATCATCATAAAATTTATCTTCGGTTTTAATTAATGCGTCAAAACCAATAATTTCTAAATCATGTACAACACCTTTATCATCTAGATTACCAAATGAACGAGGTCTAAAAACTAATTTATCTAATATTGGTATAATCGATGAGTTCAAAATAGTGACATCACCAATTAACCAATCTTCGTGAAATCTTAAGTTTGTTATACTATGAGTTGCATTATATTTGTGTATAGTATCACCAGTATCTAAATAACCAAACTGACCGTATAATGGTTTTTTGTTTAATCTATCTAATTCAGTGTAATCAATTCCATCATCATCAATTTTTATTTTGGTTAACTCACTTTTCCGATATAATCGACCATTACCATTCATCACACCAAATTTAATTAGTTTTTTGGTAATAACTTCCCCATCAAATTTTTTAATTTTTTTAGTGTTTATTTCAGATAAAATATAATCATGTATTTTATTTGACATAGTTGTGTTTTCTTTTTCACAAATATCTTGAAACTCTTTTTTTAATGTTTCAGCGATTCTAAGGTTAATTTCCTCTTTTTTCATAAATTTTTGTACGGACTTTGTGCCTACATTTATAAATATATTGACTTTTAAGAAAAATCAAGTAAATTAAGATAAAATTATGGAAGATATATTGAAAGATTACAAAGAAAAAATTTACCTAACTGATGATATGGTTGGTATTGTTAAAGAAAATTATAAAGAACAATGTTTTAAAGATACAGTTTTATTTAAAGTTGAACGTGGTGATTTACCTGAAAAATTTTTAAGTGAATCATATGATAAAATAAAGTCGTTTTTTATAGATGATAAATTTGTTATTGTTAATACACCAATTGTTAAATATAAAAATAACTCATATATGGTTGACGAAATAGTAGATATTGATACAATTGAAGTTTCCATTAAAAATAATTGTATTGTGTTGATGTATGCACCAATAATTATTGATTCTGTTCTAAAATATAGAGTAAAAATAATAAACTAAGAATATGGTTAAAATTTACAGCATTCCAGAGTGTCCTTATTGTAATGAGCTTAAGGATATCCTAACAAAAGAAGGTATTGAATTTGAGGACGTAAATGTCAATTTACCCGAAAATGAAGCCGAATACAACAAATTACACGAAATCACTAAATCAGATGATGTTCCTATTGTAAAGGTTGGTAAACAGCTCTTGGTACCTAATGTTTCATTTAGAAGCATTAGAGAAGCTAGCTATTTGGTGATTAAATTTTTAAGTGAATCAGACACATCATCAAAATAACTTATCCTAATCAAACCGATATTATTTTTAAGACAAAAATTAGTCTTTATGGAATCGTTTTGTTTAGTCAACTCAAAACCTTTTTGACCACCAAAAGCTTTTATTGACTTAAAATGTTGTATACCATCATACTCAACACATGTATTATATTCTGGTAGGTAGAAATCAAACGGTAAAACTTGTTTATTTTTACAATCTTTAAATGTGTGTTGTTGTACATATTTAACATCATTTTTGGTTAAAAATTCTCTTACAAGTTTTTCGCCTTTAGATTCTTTACATATTGGACAACCATTACCTCGTAAATGCATGTTAGGTGTTTGTTTAAATTGACCATGAACATAACAATTAATAGTCACTTTTTCTTTACTCGATTTATAAATAACTTTTGAATAATCATATTTATTACCATGTATCATTTTAGACTCATCGATAAACTCATCGGTTGTTTTATTTAAACCAACACATTTTGGACAACCCTGACCAAATAAATGTGCATAACTTAATTGGTTAAATTCACCATGTTATGTACAAGTGCTACATTGGTACTTCTAATTGAGTTCAGTGAAGAAAAACAAAAAAGAATTTTCCCAACGCACTTAATTTTTAAATTCAAATATATCAATAATTTCAATAATATTCAAATTATTTGTTGCTAAAATATAATCACCCCATTGTAAACCTTCGTCTTCCTTATTTTCAAAATTATATGAAATAATACAATCATTACCATCAGTCGCCATCCATCTTTTAATATCAGTTCTATTTTTATCTATAAAAGTGTTAGATGAATACCAACCATTTGAATTTAATATTAATGGTTTTTTTGTGTGTATTTTACATTTATATATATAAGGTTTACCACCTTCTCTTACTACTAAATCTTCCGCATATTCCTTTGCTGTTGAACCATATATTCCTGGTTTTATGTATTGTGTGAAATATATACCTAGTTCACTTTGTTTCCAATTTTTACCCATATTATCCAAAGTGAATTTTTCAAAATATTTATTAGTTCCGTGATACCAATATTCTGGTAGTTCGTGTTTTTGATTATTTAGATTCTCATTTAAATATTCTCTTATGCTGGTTGCTATAAATTTTCTCAAATCTTTCATCTTTTCTTTTATATATAAATATT